ATTGGCCTATCAGCTTACCTGCTACGGCTGCCATGTCATCCAAAGTACCAAGCTGTGCGATCTCTTTAAGCTGCACGTATGCACCATGAACGCCTACGGTAGCTTCACTTGGCGAGGTTTCGTCGTTCGTGCCTGAATCCAAAGCCTGTGAAGCAAGCGAATCGTCTGCCTCAGATGTTAGCTTTTGGATAAAAGGTGTCTGATGTGTTACGCCTGGGCCAGGAAATGGTACGTTCGTGACCAAGGGTCTAACTACATCGCCCTCCTCGAGCTCCAATAATGCACTGGCTACGATAGTAGGGATTGCTTCTGTTAGGGACGTGGTTGTTGTATCTGGCATCTTAATGCTCCTTTGTTAGATCGTTAGATTACATGATCCTCAAGGTTTAAACAGTTCGACTTATGTTCTTTGTTGTAAAGTGGTTCTGTATTTTTGCCTTGAGTTCTCCTGCCAGTTTCATGTTGCGCTGTGATACCGCAGTCATGTATTGGGTGTTCAGATCTGACAGTTCATCCGTTCCTCCTGCTGCTCCTCCATCCCCGCTTCCTCCTGCGGGTGGAGTACCTCCGCCGCTACCTTGGCTGGCCTTTACCAGGTGCGGACGTTCTTCTAAAAACTTCTTGACGCCCTCTGTTAGAGTGATTGCTATTTCGTTACCTACCTGGTCCTTACCTTTCATCTGAGGTGTGCCGTCATCGCTCAAAGTGACCAGTGTTTTTAAAACTTCCTTTGCCTCCGGGTACGCGTTCTGTGCTGCTACTTCTGCGCCCAGGGCATTGTCGATTTTCAAAGACTTGAAAGCGGTGTCTTTCTCTGTTAGTGCCTTGTTAAAATTATTCTCTTTTTCAGTCCAGCCCTTTTTCAGTTCTTCATAGTTCTTCTGTGATTCCAATTCCTTTTGCTTTAAATCGTCCTGGTTCTTTGCATGCTCATCTTTGAATTTCTTAAGATCGTCATAATCAGCATACTTGGTTTTTTCCCTGCCCAGGCGTTCTTGCACTACTCTATCAACGTCTGCCTGTGTGAATGTTTTATCGCCACCTGCTCCTGCATCTCCTGCTCCTGCTCCGCCTCCTGTGTTCTTTGAATCGTCTGCCATGTTACTCCTCCTTGGTTCCGCCTGAGTTGGCGTTAGGGGTAGCTTTTAGTCCTAAACGGCCAAAGATCCGGCTACCGTCGGTCTTTGTTTGTAGTTTGGTTTCTGCTGTTTCCAGGTCTGTTATCATTTTGTCGAGTTCGTCATCTGCTATCCTGGGGTACTTCTTCTTAATAATTGACTTCTTAATCTCGAGATTGAACGCCTTACCAAGCTGTATCTTTAGTATCTTTTCTGCTTCGTCCAGGTCATCATTCAGGTTTTGTACGGAGAATTCATCCGGGTAAACCACGGATCCGTCAAATTCCTTGCCCTCCCATTTAGCGAATAGCCTCCATATCTTGGCTTCCGCATCTTGTAGGTTGTCTGCCTTATCTGATAGCGCTTGATTCGTTTCGTTGAAGTCGTAGGCCTTGGACACGCCTGATTCTGATACCGCGTTCTGTCCATTAAACTGTGCGCTGCCGCCCTCTAACTTTGCGAGCCTGAACATGGCTGATATCTGTTTCTCTATATGCTCAAACATTACCCGGGCGTTCTCCCCTGGTGGGCTGATAAAGCCTGGGCGCTCTCGCTCATCAGGGTATAGCAAGGCTTTACTTGTGCCTACGGTTACTTCGTCGTACTCGTCTGCGCTGCCTTGTAGCGTAAGGATAGCGAATGTCTGCTCTCTTAGGACCTGTTTAAGTTCGGAGCATGAGTTGTAAACGTCCCGGGCTATGTATGCTATATCTGCAAGGGCTGATATGCCCATAAAGCTCTTATGCTTCTTGCTCTTTTTATTGACTACACATACGATCGGCACCTGGCCCATGTTGTGGGCTGCTCTGCGCATCTCCTGGCCCTCGCCATTGTATAGGACCCATTCGTTTACAGTCCATAGTCGGTAGTTGACCTGGGTCAGGTTCTGTGAATCGTAGTTATACGGATCCTGATTTCCATCACGTTCTTCTCTGACCAATACCCAATAAGGTCTGCCGTAAATGTCGAGGCTCCAGTTGACGATCTGCTGTGGGTGGAATATCGTAAAATATGGGAATACGCTGTTATCTATTTGGTCCTGCAATGTCCTGATATCCATAGCAGGGTTTGGCTTGTCTATGACTACATAACAGTGTCCATATATCTGTGCCAGGTCTGCCATCTCTTTTCTAAATTCATATATGGAGCTATCCATCCGGTCTATGTTCTCTGTCCGGTACTCTATGAGGTTTTCTATGGAGCCCCAATTCTCTGCAATCGGGTTCTTGAATAAGTGGTTCGTATAGATGTCGACTATCGGTGCGCAGAAGTTGTAATAATAGCTCATGTTCACGCGCTGCTTAAAGTCGTCGGTTCGCTCTTTCTTGTACTTGAACAGGTGGGTCTGCTGCGCTATCTTGACCTCTTGTCCGCCCGCGTACACCTTGTGACTCGCATCGATGTACTCGCCTATGTAGTCCTGCCCACCCTCATAACTGTCCATGAGGAAATTCCAAAAGCCTACATTCCTTTTATATGTCCTATGCGGCTGCTCTATCAGATCCATTATACTCATATTTTATATCCTCAGTCCTGTTATCTCGCCACGCCTTAGTGAAAATTCTTTCTCTACCATATAGCCAAACGCGTCGCTTATATGGCTGAGTGTTAGGTCCCTTGTCTTGTCTATATGTACGGATCCGGCCTTGTATGGCACCTGCTCCAGGTCACGTATCAAATGCTTGCATTTAGGGTTTATCTGTGTAAACCGTTGTCCTTTAGAATTACATATCCTGGCGTTTACCGCGTTTATCCTATCTCGCTCTGCCGGGTTCGATGATGGGACCCGCTTGGTTACACCGTACCTGGATAGTTCATCCTGTATGATTTTCCAGTTAGTGAGGTTAGACGTGGTGCTTCTTGAGTGTCCGGTTGCGTCGCCGTATAGTATAATCCCCGATCGGTGGTTTGGATATCGGGCTTTGAATTCTGTGCAGCACTTCTCGGTGTTAGAGTTCTTGATAAAGATCTCGTCTACTACGCGGATCTCCCTTAGCTTGTCCGGTCTGTCTACAATTTGGGCTATTACCCACGCCATAGGATCTACGTTAAAATCGCAGCATAAGCATATTGGCATGTCCGGGTCGTAGTTCGCTACCTTAAAGGCTAAGTCCCCGGCGCTCTCATTGCGATTAAACGTGTAGTAAACCTGGCCCTCAAATACAATAAATTCGCCCATAAGTTCTTGCTGCATAAACTTCTCGTCATATTGGCTTGCCAGTTCGTCTATGTGTTCCTTTTTTATGTAGCTGTTGGTGTACGTTGGGAATCTTAGCAGGCCGTAGCTGTCCCTGCGGTTGGCTACAAAGATGTCGTGTATATCGTCATAACTATTGGGTGATGTGGTTACTATACCCTTGCCATGGGTTGATAGTACGCGGCCTAAGAGGATATCCCATAAGCCCTTGAAGTCCTTGCATTCCCGAGCCTCGTCCACCCAAAAGCCGCAAAGGGTGACGTTTCTGATCCTGTCCGGCTTCTCTGCGCTGAAACCGTAAACGGTGCGACCGTTTTTTAGCATCATGGTCTTTTTGCTGTCCTGGCATGAGGCTATGAGTGGCCTGGCTGCATACTTAAATTCCTGCCACGTGGTCCTATCAAGCATGTTGTATGTTGGTGCTACTATGCCGTATGATGCGGTTTCATCTGACTTACTATTCCATGCCTGCTTGCTTGCTTCCCTGGCCCCGCTGTAGGTCTTGCCTCCGCGGATTCCGCAGACCATTGCCACAAAGCGGTATAGCTTCTCTATGGCGTAATGGAACGCTTGCTGTCCATCGTGTGGCCGGTATTTCTTAAGCTGTATCATTGTATGTACTTCTCCGCGTTCTCTTTGGCTTTCGGTTCGTCTACTATGATGCTTAATTGTTCGCCGATCCATTCTTCCGGTGATTGCTCTGGTGATGATACCTTGCCCTCTGTGCGGTCCAGTATGATCTTAACTGCCTTTATGCTTCCGCTCATTGCTTCTTTTGCGAGCCTTAATCCTATGATTTCTGATACTGTTTTTTTGCAGGCCTCGTTGCTTACAGGGTCTTTTACTTGGAGCTCCATTTCGAGTATTTGCTTGATCCGGGTCGTTATATTGATCACGCCCTTGGGCCTACCTGCTGGATTGCCTGATTGCCCTGGTTCAAACTGTGTGTCTTTATTAGGAAAATCGCCCATTATACCTGTTCCTCACCTGCTTAAATGTCATTAGGTTTCTTTCTTAAATTTTTTATGACAGTGCGGGCACTCTATTTCTTTGTGATAATAATCGAGCCTGCCTGGTTCCTCCGCTTCTTCTTGATCAAAGCCTGCTGTCCCTAAATCAAAATCAGTGAAGCCTACTTCCTTTAAAAGGCTCTCATCAATGCTTGATAATAAATCAAAGCTCCATTCCCCGCGATTATGATTCAAACGTAAATTTAATTCTTTTTCTTCATCTGGTGTAAGTTGTCGTTGCGGAACCCTGACGTCTACTTCTGTTACGTTCTGGGTCTTTAGGATATTAATTCGCTGATGGCCGCCTATAATCTTGTTGTCTGCATTGATGACTATTGGATCTGCGAGATTAAA